GCCGTACCGTGGTAACAACACCCGCAGGACTGCGTCTTCGAAGGGCAACAACTGCCTCACGGCAGAAGTAAAACCGCCCCTCGGGACGTACATCTTACGGATGTCGAACCGCTGGCCCTTCACAGGGCCGCCTAGAATCTGCTCCAGATGGCCTTGGCTCTTCTCTAACTCGTTTAAGGAGTAGATCAAGCGCGCTGTAACCGAGGATTCCCCAGTAAACGTCTTCTCGACGAGAACCGGAATCATAAACCCGTCCCATCCCGCTCCCTTTCGGGGGAAGGTGGAACGGTACCTCGGTACGCATTCGTCGAAAGTGCCGATAAAAGCACCGTCGCCGAAACCATCAGGTATCCTAGGCTTACGCCACTGACTGGGAGCATAACTCCGAATCAGATGGAGACCAGCCTCACGCACAATCTGGGTCACCCCGGACGGCGGGAGGATGTTTCCTTCAGACAGTCTCTCCATCCACCTATAAAGGTTATTATACAGGAGGAACAGCTGGTCCAGTGTTGTCACTGGACGACGGACGTAAAACGGAGTTACATCGAGACCCCGCAAGTAGTGTTTACCACAACTCTCGCGGAAGTTGCCGTGCACATGTGTCTTCTTGGTATTCACCTTGAAGCCGACCTCCACCAGGAGGTCACACAGTGGTCGGGCCATGGTGACAGGAACAATCACGTCATCCCCGTACACGCAAACTCGAGTATCTTCAACCCCATAGGCCTCACGCACCGCTAGAGCTAGAGCGAAGAAAATCAACGTCTCCAACTCGAACGTGTACCCGTTACCCATAGAGCTGAACTTCTGGTAAGTGATCCACTCACCAGTAGGAAGCCGTCCTTCTGGACTGCGACACTGCTCAAGTGCCGCAAGCCAGTCGGGCGGAAGTATAGCACAGACCAACTCATAGGAGACAGTATCAGAGGCCATGCTCATGTCAATCGTAGCCAGCGTACCGGCTAACGACCCAACACGAGCTAACCTCTGGTTTCGCCCCTGGTCATTAAGATCCAGGCCACACCTCCTCAGACGTTCTCGGATCATCCGACCAATGCCCTTCTGAACATACAAGTTCATATCAGGCTCAATCGCGATGGTCCGATCGGTCTTATACGACTTCGGCACGGTAACTATGTTGTTACCCCGCACGAGTTTCAAGTGCAGGCCGTCCCCCTCCGAGTTAAGGAGGGCGCTCTGCCAGAGCGGGATCGAACTAATACAGTCGATCGCAGACACAACATTGGCGTAGGTCGTCTCCGGAATACCGGAGAATTTATGGACAGGATGGCTCTTCCGTCTAGGGAGCCTCGTCGAGGCTCCCGGACCGAAATCTGCCCCGTCTATCACTTCACTAGGAGAGAACTCCCCCAGAATCAAGGCAATTTTACGCGTAGCCGCTTCTAATAGCGACCAAACGCCCTTTGGACTTGTAGAGTACCAAAGAGACCTCAACTCATAACTGGAGAATTTCTCGTTCGTTCTGCGACAGAGCTCCTCAGCTTCATGGAATCGCTCCCATGTAGCTTCCTCTTTAACCGACGATGGTTTCCCGTCGTCAAACTTCGAGAAGATCTCAGCCTTAAGGTACCGGAAAGCAAAACTTTTCGGGTTTAAGGTTGTATCGGGTAGACCACCGCTCCGTTCGGGAGCAGGGTTTTCGCCGCACATGAGTCCTTCGAAGTCGAGGGTGTGGTCTCCGCTGTAGCTGTCGAGGAAATCGACAGTTTGTCGGAGGACACGAGGAGAAACACGACTGTTGCAAGCCCCATGAGGGCCAGGACACTTACTACCCATAGAGATACTCCAATGGTTACAACACCCAGAGGGTGATTGTTGAGCGGCTGATGTTGCGATACTCTCGCCATCTACTTATACTTAGTAGATGGGTTCCAGGTTCTCGATAGCCGTAGCGATCGTGGAATTCTGGAGGAGGTTCGCCAGCAGGACACGGATGTCCTTGCGATCAGCCGTGGTGCTGTCCTGCGACAGATGCAGCGTGATGACGGCCTTAGAGGTCCGAACCACGGTGTCAACGCCGTTAACAGTCTGCACGACGGGGAAGACCAGGGTCGTTTCGACCTGGTATGCACCCTGAGCAGAGCCCGGCTTACGCACACGCACTGCAAGCGTCTCATAGCCCTTCGGAATCGAAGGGGCACGATTCGCGAGCTGCGCCAGTTCACCATTGGTGGAAACCGGAGCAAACGTGTGAGTGACCGGGGTTGCTTTGCCATCATTGATGGCGATGTTACCCAAAGCGGGCATAGGTATTTCCTGAGAAGTACACAGGGCGCCTGTGCAGCGAGTCGAGTTAACGTTTTCGACCAACCGCTTCCGCAAGTAGCGACAAACCTGCCGCTAGATTTGATGCAGACACGGGATTCCTATAAGACGGAATCCGCGGTATGGGGGACGCGGAGTAAACCCCGCGATATGTACCCACAAACCGTCCTTTGTACGGGGACATGGAGTTCTCTAAACAACGAGAACCCCCGCCCATACGGGAGGACGCGGTGCATACAACCCTTCGCCGTGATATCTCGCTCCAACTACCCGATTTAAACGTGTAGCCGAGAGCGGCATCCATGGTCCCCAGCCACTCTCCGACCGGATGGATCCAGTCGTAGACGAAGCTAAAGGGGATAGTTTCCCACATTAGCTCAAGAGGGTTTGAAAGACCAAGCGAAGAGAGATGAGAGAAGAACTGGTTCGACGGATGATAATCCAGCCGGACGAAGCACCCCATCTCATCGTTGATAACCCAGGTCCAAGAGGGCCCGGTGCCATCGCTGGGAATATTCTCCCCAGTATGCTGCACCTTTTCCACCTTGACGCCTTTGACTGTAACCAACCAGTCAGCGGGTTTCAGACGTTCCTGCAAAAGTTCGCAGGACCCTTTGATGTCGGACATCAAAGGGCTTATGCCGTATTTATACTGGAGCACATTCTTAGGCACATTTCTGTACCCGAGGCCGAGTTCGTGCCAGGCTTTCTTCAGGTTTCCCTTTCGAGCCTGACGGATCGACCGCCCCAGTTTACCGGCAATATCGCCTACAGTATCGGCTGTAGAACTCGCTTCTGCTAAAGCAACGCCGAAGTTAACCTTCTGCTGCTTCAGCTGCGAGAGGGCATCAATCTCAGCAGGTCCTTTAAGGTAACCTGCTGACGGCGACGAATTCATGTCGCCTGCCCAACCGAGTTTATGGTGCCCATCCATGATCACGCCTTGGCGTGGATCGTTCCGGAACAAGTAGACATAACGTCCACGAGCGACGGTCTGCATCCAACGATCTGCATGGTACACCGTAGGCATCCTCCATCCTGACGCATCCGGGCGTTTCCGCTCAGTTCGCCAGATAGTAGCCTTAAACCAGCGTGCATTCGTAACGACCACATATTCATTCGAGAACGGCCACGTAGCGCCCGTTTGGGCGTTGTAGTTAAGTTGTCGACGAAGTCCGGGAATCGTTACGTTTTCTGACGCTGGCATGGAGACTACTCCGAGTGGAGGGGAGAGCATTGGTTTGCTCTATTAAAACCGGGGCCCCAACAGGGATCCCCGGCCCGAGCAGAACGACAGGGAGAAACCACTTAAGCTTGCGGACTCAAATGGGTTCGACATGCCTTTCTGTCTAGATGTGCCGTTTTACTAAGCACTGCCTGGACTTCGTGTCCAGCCGCCATCTTATGGCGGTATACAACCGTTACCGGTTGTAAAAGCACTGCCCCGCAAGG